TCTTCATCATTACACAAGAATATTTCACCTTGCTCTGTAATGTTATCTAACCAACGAGTTCGTTCAATTGCTTCTTGATATCCTGCAGGCCCTAATGCTTCAATGCACCAGGTACGAATCTCATTGCCATCAACTTCACCTTTGCCCTTCCAGGATACAGTGTGAATGTTTCGCTTACTACCATAATAGTGTTCTGTTTTGTGAGTGAATGGTGAAGTCATGACCACCTCAACATAAACCACTCATAGTCTTTTGCATCACTAAATCTAAATGTTCTGTCAACATTAAAGTACCATCGTGTCCATGCGTCAGTATATTTAGGTTCGGGGCCAAATTGTTTCACGCACCAGTTGAACGCTGCCTGTCCGTCTCTAGGCAGTTTTGCTTCATACCACTTAGCACGACTGAACTTATACTTGTGTTCTGACTTCATAGGTAATACAATTTCTTTGCAAAGATTATTTTGGAACCAAGTATTTAGAGTACTCTTGCCAGTCTGCTGGACAGCACTATAATACAAAGTCATTTGACCCTTTTTGAATCCACCCTCCTTCAGCCGGTCCCAGAGTGCTTGTTGGTACGGCAAAGGTTCTATACCTTCAGTTACGTTTTTAACAATCATTTCATCAACTTTATAATCATTAGAATCTCAATTTAAACCATACACAGTCTCGCTTGTATCTGAATTTTACACTAATAGTCAATACTTGTCTAGTCCAACGGCAATGTCTCTCAGGGTTATCTATATTTTTGTACAGCCATAGTACTACTTCTTTATGTACTAAATCTAGTTCAGTCTGATTATGGGTAACAATGTCGTGTATATGCCAAAAAGGATGGTCATCATCCCAGCCCCTAGTCCAATCATAGTATTCTTTGTGCAATTTTAGTTCCACAGTTCATTGTATAACTCAGGTACATAATCTTTTATGTTTTTATTTCTATATCTATCTGATTGTTCAATAAAATGTTTACCCGTCTCAATGATAGCATTGTCTAGTATCGGTTCATTTAACATTTCAATAGCATAGTCAATTGAGTTGTGAAACTCAATAGGCACCTGTTGTTTAATGTTCACTAACTTATCAATACCCTGTGTTCTATATTGTATAGTAGTGATTCTCATACTAGTGTACATCGGGTACGTAATCTTGTTTAATGCAATTCCATAGCTCATGGGTAAGCTATACTCAACTAGCAACTTATGCCAAAATGTATACACTTCGTCTAAGTGAATACAATTGAATACGCTAGGTGTTAGACTTAGCCCTATTGATACTTTGTCTTTGCTGGCCCAGTCTAAAAACTTTCTAAGGTTTGACTCTACTTTAGTCCATTTAATGGGGTAGCGTATGTAATCGTTCTTCTCACCGTATGCATCCAGTGATATGTTCAAGTCAATGTTACGGAAGTTACTCCACACTTCAAGTAAACTATCGTCTATGCCTGTCAAGTTAGTAACGTATCCTAAGTCTATATCAGCACTTCTACCCTCTGCTATCAAACGATGCAAGTATGCTAGATGGTTGTTGTTTATTGTTGGCTCTCCGCCCAAGAAAGTAATCTTCTTAAGATTAGTAAAATCATTTACTAATTCATCAACTAGTACAGGGTTATCTAAAATAGAATCATTATTATTAGTTATGCCCTTCATGTTCCATATAGTCTTCCATTCATCTTGCCACAGACTACTAGACCCTGGATTACATGTCATGCATTTACTGTTACATTTATTACCCACAGAAACATGCAGTGAATACACATCAGATGGTTTAATAACATCATCCCGAGTATCTTCTAATCCTCTGTTACTTCTATATGTATTGAACACCGTACGTAATGAGTCTGTGTCCGTCAGTTCGGCTTTTTTACACGTATTGCATTCAGAAGGCCATATCCCTGCCTTTAATTGACTACGAACACGAATTAAATTTATATGGTTTAATTTGTCGGCTAAGGACTTAACATTCTTTTCTTCTGCTACATATCCATATGCAGTGGCACAGCAAGGAGTTAATCTGCCACTGGATGTAGCATTCATTCCAGTATGAACTAGTGAACAAAATATCGGAGTCATTAATACCCTGCAAGGTCAAGTATCTCTTTTACTTGCTTCACGTTTTCAGGCTCACGATTGAACTTTATCTTCCATTGCTCGGGATTGATGTAATCAATGATGAGAGCAACTTGAGGGTCATTTAATCCATCTAAGAACTTTTTACCACTATTGCTATGATACAGAATCCACGGGCTTAACTTGCCAGTGGTAATACTATAGCAAATTCTATTAGTGTTACCATAGCGCAGTACGTCTTTGCTCAATATGTTTGATGCTTCTGCTAGAGTAAGAGTAGTCTCTACACTTCTAGCAATTGCGTCTAACGGATCTTCTGTTTTAAGATATTCAATAAGATACTTTGTGTATGTACTATCAGCACACCAGGTGTCAATCTTAATTTGATTCTTTAATAACCAATCAGTATACCGACTGATGTTAATAGCATTGATACCCACGCAGTGTGTTCCAAACTTAACAAATGCAGTATAGTAAGCACTCTTAATGAATTCTTCATACGTGCGATTTTTTGTGCTTGTGCTGTTCTTTTTATAAAACTGTAACCAAGATTGAAATCCTATGCGGTTTCCGGCTCTGTCTTTTTCAAGCCATCTATGCTTGTACTCACATATGTGTTTTGTAACAGTAGACTCACGTGCAAACGTTCGGCCACAGAACTCACAACCATAGTGAGGTACATTAGTTTCCAAAGTCTTTTTCGTATTGCTTGATTTCTTCATCGGTGACCAGTTGACTCAGTAAGTCTATATCGGCAATTTTCATTGACGGGAATTTGTTTGCGAGATACATTTTTCTTTTATGTTCCTCTACGTATGCATCAGCAAGTTCTTTCAAGTCACTATCATTTACATTAGAAGGATAGATTTTCTTAAAGTACTCTTTAATTTCAGATGCTTTTGCGTGTTCTTTTAACAGACTAACTTTTTCTTTAATCTGAGGGAGCCATGGATGAAATTGTTTTCCTTTGCCCGGGCTTGATGCACATAACATTAACCATTGAAGCTTGGGATGCTTAGATACATACTCGTTAAAGAAGTATTTGTTTGCGTTAACATCGGTGCTCATCACATAGTATGCTGAAAGGGCACTTGAGCCTTTAAGATAACTCATGTACTTTATCATCATAAATGCAACAAACTTACGCTGTTGTTCTTCGCTCAATGAATCAAACCATGCATAGTCTTTTCTGTCTAACGCATTAAGTGCATCAAACAACGGGAAGTCTTGCTTCTCTATTTTTTCATCAGCAGGGGTTGTTGCTTTTTTAGTTGCCATTAGAATGCCTGTGAATAATCTACAATCTCGCAGTTGCGACTAATTTCTTTTACAAAGTAAACACAGCGTGGTTTAGGACCATCATCAATAGGCACACACAAAAATTGCCCGTTCTTTAAGCGAGGAGCGTACCATGTAACATCGTGATAAATGTCTACTATTTCAATGGGCAAGAAACTTGGGCTAAAACTAGTCAATGGATTGAACTCAAATGAATTAAACCCTCTATCATTAATACTAGTAAGAGGTAATGTCTCTAAGTCGCCGTGTTCTTTTTCACCAATAAGTATCTGCCAGTCTACCGGCATCTTGATAGTTGCATCACCTATCTTCAACACTAATGCCGGAGCACTAAATGATTCTAAAAAAATTAACGGAATATAATGATAATCTACGTTTTGCGGGTTACTATTGTCTAGTATTGCAAAGCGGAGGTCATCTATTTCTTCCGGTAATGTTTCTAAGTTGTAAAATTCGTTGTCTAGGGTTAATATACGCATAATGTATTATATCATTTATATTTCAATTTTTCAACTGAAAACGGGTATGACGCATCTTTGTAAAATGCTTTCCGCTGAGTTAAATGCCTTTTGGCAAACTTACATGATGAGGTTATATCCCATATCATGACGTGGTCTTTATCTTCTGCCTTACGAATGCCACGACCTATTGATTGAATAACTCTTACGAAACTCTTACCCGGTTCTAATAGCATCACATTAAAGATACGAGGAATGTTAATACCAACTGCCGCCACACCATATGTGGCAATGATAATCTTGTTAGTAGCAGTAGCAATGTCATCATAGTGTTCAGTTCTAGTTGTACCTTTAGTACCACCGGATACGAATACTACGTTCTCTTCCGGTACACCTAATTCTTCTAGTTTCAAATGAAGTAATTGTCCTGCTTCAATCCTATCCACAAGGATCAATGT